GGTTCTGCAGATAATCGAACTCAGTGGTTACGAGATACTCTGCTTGACCCAGCAGTTTGGCCCACTAACCCTACAGGAACAGTAATTGCAGGTGAGGGATATCCTATTGTAACTCCAGTAGATGGTACAGTCTATATCGACAACTCGAACACTACTCCTATAGTCTATCAGTACCTAAACTATGCTTGGGCAATTGCAACAGGCACCAACGGAGAACCAGTCAATGTTCTAGGTTGGGACAACATCTCTTCATCTGATCCTAGAGACGCACAATCGGCAGGCTTCGACTATACAGAATGGGATGGTATCTTTGAGGACACGAATGTTGTTATCTCACTTACTACAAAGCCAAATGTCGTAGGTGGTTTCCCAGTCACTGAATACTATTGCACCCTGCTTTTCGGCGATGTTCCACTGCTTGGAACCAAAATCTCTTTCAATTTCCAACAGGGTTCTCCTTGGTTAAATAAGATAAATACTTCTATAACAGATACCGGTTTTATGAATGTCTCTGAGGTTGCTTTCCAACTCGGTGGTTTCGACTCGACACCATTTGCTGATGATACGCCCTTCAATACATTCCTAAATTCTGAAGGTCAGGCTTGGTTATCTGCTAACACGCCTTGGAGTACAGAGATATTTGCTTCGGCATTTGACTTAGATGTGATTTTAGACAAAGTGCCAGGAAAGAGTTTCACAGTACATCTCACCCAAGAAGCACTTCAGGTTGGCTCAAAGGCGACTGTAACAGCACCAAACAAATTTTGGTATTAATGGAGAAATAAAATGAGTAAAGAGCAATTGAATGTAACAGTAAAAGGTCTGGTCAAAATTACTGATGTCACTGATGGCAAACGAGACACCTTAGTAGAACAGTGTAATGACATCCACCCTGGCAATCTAGCCTATGTGATTGCCAAAGCCTTAGCAGGTGAAGCAAATTCGACTATCTATCAAATTTCTTTAGGCTCAGGTGGAACTCACTTAGATGCAGGTGGAAATTTAGTCTATCTTCCACCAAATACTACATCATCATCTGCTAATCTCTATCAGCCTACTTACACAGTCTTAATCAACTCGAATGTATCTACAGCAACTCCTGTGAATAACTCAGTAATTTCACAGCAAGCAACACCACCTGCTATTACATCTTCAGTTCTATGCACTGTATTCTTGTCTGCGAATGAACCAGCAGGACAAGCAGTGAATGACTTGACCACCACTAATCCAAATGCACCATATGTATTTGATGAATTAGGTATCAAAACAGCAGATGGAAAGTTACTTACACATCTTATATTTTCGCCACTTGAGAAGACCAGCAATCGTGCGATAGAGATACTTTACTCGTTAATTATAAGTTGCTCGTAAAAACTTAGTGAATTTCGTGCTTGGGGATTAAATAATAATGTCTAGAAACATATCTTACAAAGGAGATACGCAATGCCAACATTAACATCATTTGGAGTTCCAGGAGCAGCAACAGGCTATCTGCAACCAAAACTTAAAAATCGCTGGTCTGTTCAATTCGTTGGAATTGCTACAGGTACAGGCGGTGCTGCAACAAACCTTGCTGTTCAAACAGTTACTTGTTCTCGTCCTAGTTTGACATTTGACGAAATTCAACTTGACCGTTATACTACTAGAGCATATATCGCTGGTAAATATACTTGGGAAGACTTTACAATGTCTTTCGAAGATGACATCGGTTCTCTGGCTTCTACTGTGGTAAGAGCACAAATTGACAAGCAACAAAATTTACTGGGCGGTTCTGCTAGCCCTCTAGGTGCAGCACCATCAGCATCTGGTTACAAATTTGCAATAGTACTATCGATGCTTGACGGTTCTTCTGTAGGTTCTGATAACCCCGCTACTGGTGTATTAGAAACTTGGACACTCGAAGGTTGCTGGATAAAGTCTGCGAATTTTAGCGAGCTTGATTACGCCTCATCAGAAGCAGTGAAGGTGGATTTGACAATTCGCTTTGACAATGCAACTTATGGTTCTGGTTCTACACGTGCTGGCACTGCACTTGGTGGTCAAGCAGCATAATCCATTTTACTTATCAAGAGTAAAGTAGTATAATATAAAAATAGGAAGAAAGTTTCCTATTTTTATTGTCTAGAAGACGAAGGATGATGGTCTACAGGCGGAGTTTATAAACAGTTAGGGTTTGAAGAGATGGAAAAAACTCCGCCAAACTATTGGGTAATGCCGCCTGGAAGTGGAGCACGACTAAATAGAATGAATTTCCAGAAGCATAAGTTAGAAAAAATACTAGAAAATTTTGACCCTAATTTAACTGAGACTGAAAATCTTCAAATGAACAACTATTCTCGCATATGGGACTGTGGGCAATTGAAGTTTATCTGGAGACGACCAAATAAATAATTAAAATGATTATTTCAAGGAACACTAATATGAAACTTAAAGAATATCTTGGGCTTACTACATCATTAACTGAGAACGAAGATATTCTTCGTTCTCAGTCTGGTCGGACTTACTCAAAATCTATCAATCTTCTGCAAGACTATGCAAACAAGATGATTATCATCACTGATAAAAATCGCCAATTTGCTAAAGCACTTGAGAAACTCGAAGGAGATACTAAGCACCTAGAAAGTATCAACAAGAAGATTAAGGAATTAGCAGGTGAGTTAGCCGATCTTCAGATGTCTACTGAAATTCCATTGCAAGAAGATTAAAAACCAAATCTAAGGTTAGCATCAGGAGCAGATTGTCTGGAAACTTCAGCAATCTGCTTTTTCAATTCTTCTCTTCTTTGTAGTAACTCTTTAGGAACAAATTGGTCATCAACTACAGTAGTATGCTTGATGATAATTGTTGGTGCTGGTTTAATTTCAGGTATTTCGATGGCTGTTACTTTTGGATATTGTGGTTCAATTGCTTCAGATTTGGGTTCTGTATCAGAAGCAACAGTTACTGGAGGAGCAGACATAGTGATAGACATTGGTTGAATATCAGGATGTTTAATTTCTATTCTTGATACTTTCTTTCCTGCATCTTCTTTCGCCTTTTGAATTTCTTCTTCATTTTTGTAAAACTCAAACATCAGTTTAAGGGACTTGTCCTTGAGATTGAATTCTGCTTCCAATTTGGTATGGCCCTCTTGTATAGTCCGAATTTGCGCAGTATACCAAGCCGAGGCGATCAAACCCATAAAGAAGATGCCAGAGAAGAAGATAAGTATCTGTTTTAGCATAGGAATATTTATACAAAATAACTGTTTACTTCCTGCTTTATTCAGTGTATAATGTATCATAATTTCTAAACTTAACTAGGTAAATGATTATGAATGCATTAAATTTTATTCCTGTAATTGGTTGGTTAGTTGCTTGGCTTATTTGTTTGTTCGTTGCTATTCCTGTTGATTATTTGTGGAATTGGTTGGTTCCAATTTATGCATATCAACTACCGACAGTATATCAGAACATTCCATTTTGGAATATGGTAGGATTATTGTGGTTGATTATGTCAATCAAGGATTTATTTTGTATCATAATTTCTATTTCTAATACAAACAAGAAAGATTAAAATGTCAAAAACTTTTGTTCGATTTATTGAAGAGGCAGAAGCATATAGCACTAAGGCAAACAAACTAGCAGCACTTGCTGGATTATCTGAGACTGCTAAGCATTTAGTATTTCTTTGCTTGTCACCATATGAAGTTTTTGGCACCAAGAAATTCGATAAGCCCAAGTCATATGCATTCGCTGATAAAGATGAAGGCCAGAGTTTTATTAAGACTTTGGAACGAATGGCGTCAAGAACTATTACTGGCAATAAAGCACGCGAAGAACTTACCTGTGTTTTGGGACATTATACTGAACGCACAGCAGAGAAGTTGGTTCGAGTATTGAACAAAGATTTGAAATGTGGTATTGATACTTCCGTCAATAAAGTTTATCCCGGACTAATTCCAACATTTGATTGTATGCTTGCTTCAAAACTTGAAGATGCAAGTAAAGTAAAGTTCCCAGTTATTGCCTCTACTAAGTTGGATGGCAATCGAACAATTGTTATTGTTAAAGCAGTAGATGACATTACCTACTTCTCACGGTCTGGTAAAGTATCAGAACATTTGACTGGATTGTTTGATGAAGAACTTGGTCAAATTTTTATAGCCAATAATCGTAATCCATTTATGCTTGATGCAGAGACGATGGGTGATAATTTTACTGAGACAATGAATGCTAAAGGTTCAGGCAATGATAAGGCCAAGGCTAAGTTGAAGTTGAATGCGTTCGATATGATGCCATTATCAGAATGGGAAGCACAGAAATCAACAGTTGCCCAGAAAGTTAGAACTGAAATCTTGCAAGCAACTCTTGCTCCATTGGCTTTGAAAAAGATACAGATTGTTGATGATAGATGGATTGAAGATGCTGATGGACTTCAGGCATTTTACTCAGAAGTTCTGGCTGCCGGATATGAAGGTTTGATTATCAAAGACCCAGAAGCAGTGTATTCCTTTGATAGGGGAAAAGAATGGCAGAAGTATAAACCTGTCATTACAGTAGATTTGACGGTGGTTGGTTTCTATGAAGGTCGTCCAGGTTCTAAGTATGTAGGAACTCTTGGAGGTCTTGAACTTGATGGCGAAGATGAAAACGGCAAGCATATCATCACTAACTGTGGGTCTGGATTTACTGATGAAATGCGCAAAAATATTTGGGCTAGACAATTAGAGTTAATTGGCGATACTGCCGAAATTCAATGTCAAGAGATTTGTAAGTCTGAAGCCAATGATGCATACTCACTCCGATTTCCGGTATTCAATTGTTGGAGACTAGATAAGTGATGGAGAAATATAATGTTTGAAATACTTTACAGATTGATTGTCGGCCATAACCACAAATGGGTAATTGTGCACTTTGTGCACTCCACAGATGTATTTTTTAATGACGACAGACCTATAGATGGAAGACATCCATCGGGCAAGAAATATACATTGCAGTGTGAGCATTGTGGCAAAATTAAAACTCAAAAGTCGTATTGAAGTAAATTTAACTTGGGCAATTGCCCTATAACAAGGAGAGAAGTAAATGAAGATTGAATACACATTCATAATGAAAGAAGTAATGGAAGATAGCGATGGTCGTTACTATGGCAACATTAACACCTTTGAACTTCCTCGTGAAGGCCGGACAGTAACTAATACAGTAACTGGAGAACAGACTTGGCCACAACTGGTAGAAACATTCGAAGAATGGTTACGAGGTGTGGGTTATGTGTTTGATGGCCATCTAGTTCTTGAAGATTATGAAGGCCAAGGTTCTGCTATTCAAGAAGACAGTCTTCGTGCTGCTGTTGAACGCACTACTTCTACATTTGACCATATCAACCTTCAAGAAGCAATGGATGGTATCAAGATTACTGGAGATGCAGACAAACTGACATATGAAAGTAATCATCTGGACCTTTCCAGAAAGTTGGACAAGTCTAATGTATTGAACCGATTTGCATAATCCGGATCAAGATTAGTAATAAATAGTTCTACGAGAATTGATGCCTGCGGGGTCTTATCTCGTAGATTAGTATCACTGTAGCAAACTAACCTCGCTTTAACTTAAAAGGAGAAATACAAATGAACTCACCACTCGTAACAGGCCGTATTGCATTCTCAGACCCATTCTTCCAACCATTTGGCAAAGTCAATGTAGGATTTGACCAAGTCTTTGACAAACTCTTAAATTCCCAAATCGATGTTCAGCGCTCTGCTGGAACAGGGTTCCCACCTCATAACATTATCCGCAAGGGAAATGACTATCTAATCGAATTAGCAATTGCTGGGTTCGAGCAGAAGGAAATCGATATCACTGTCGAAAATAACAAACTCATCATCAAAGGTCGTCAAGAAGAAAAAGAACTTGATGAAGGTGCTGAGTATTTGCATCAGGGTATTTCTGCTCGTGATTTCGAGAAGACATTCTTTATTGAGGACCACGTCATTGTGCATTCTGCTAAGATTGTTAATGGCTTGCTTTCTATCCAATTAGAGAAGGAAATTCCAGAGAGTGCAAAACCTCGGAAAATCGAAATTAAGACTAAGTAATCAAACACTTAGGAAGCAGGAAATAAGGCGGGCTACAGTTTACTTCTGTAGCCCGCTGTGTTATAATTATATTATGAAAAGAAAGGAGGCAACCAAGATGACAAAGAATATTTTATTCTTGGATATAGACGGTCCGATGATACCAGTTGTGTTCCTTAAGTATCATCCTGATAATCGTAAGCCATATCCTGGTAAATTGCCACTTACTAGTATTGTAGATTATTGGAAGATGTCTGACATTGCTGTCCATTCACTAAATTTAATGCAAGACTTACACTCATTTGACACTGTAATTTCAAGCACTTGGAGAAAGTATTGCTCAAAAGAACAGATTGAAGATTTGTTTATGGTCAATGGTCTCAATTTACCATTACACGAAGATTGGAAGACTAACAATTTGGGAGGCAGTTTTAGTGGTCAATATGACTGCACTCGCGCAGATGAAATACACGAATGGATAGTTAGAAATAGGCCCAGTGATTATCTAATATTAGATGACCCAAGTTCAGGGTCCTCACTCGAGTCCACTACTAAACTCAATCAAGAAAGAATAGTGTTGGTGAATCACGATACAGGATTAGGGTCGTATGATTTGCAAAAGATGTTTGGTGTAATTAAAATTTGGAATAAACTTTGAAGTTAAACTAATGTAGGGAGAAAGAAAATGGCACATACTGAACAAGAAATTAAAGAAGCAAATGCAAAGATTTCAGAACTATTGAAGCAAGTAGATGTAAAATTTGAAGAAATTGCAAAGATTGCTGAAGAGTTTGGCCTGTTTGTATATTGGGATGGACCTAGTTATGGTATGGGTGGAAGTTATACTCCGAAATCAGAAGCATATGAATACAAGCCAGAATATGCTGAAGATGATTGGGAACCATCTGATGAAGATTATGGATGGCGCTCTAGTTCTTCGAGTTGCTAAACTCCTAAAGGAGAAGTGAGATGGATGGAAAGATTGTAGTAATTGGTTCTGAAGCACTTGTTAATTATACTGACATTGGTCGTGTTCCAAAAGACATTGACTACGTTATGACCTGGGCTACATTTCAGTCTTGGCTTTTGTGGTTGAAAACTCAGTACAAAATTTCTGCAGTTTATCCCATCTCCGAAGGCAAGAAGCAAGTAGTAAAGACAGATATAGGCATATTCGAAGTTGAAATTGCCTGGGAGAATTCTACTGCTTTTGAACTGATGAAAATTGCAGCACTAGATAGACGACCCTCTTGCGCTCTTGGAAAGTTTGAGTTGATATTTGCACCACTAGATTTGCTTTATGAACTCAAAATGTCACATAGGTTCCTGAAGAATTCTCCGCACTTTGAGAAGACACGAACTGATATTCTGAAGATGAGAGAGTTGGGAGCAAGAATAGTTCATCAGGAATTCTACAATCATCGCCAAGCAGAGACATATACTTACTCTCATCCCGCGCTCAATGTCTCTAAGAATGACTTTTTTAAGGATGAGACCTTTTACAAGTATGACCACGACGATATTCACGAAGCCATCAAACTTGGTCCTATCCCAGCATACAAGTATATTTTGGAAGATGGAGCACAGGTCAAATGTTCTAAAGCAAAGTGGGATGAACTACCATTGATGCAGAAATATTTCTGTGCTATTGAAGAATGTATCACGCTAACACTGGAGCGCGGACTAATTCCGAATGATTTCAAAACTGACCCATACAAGACTTATAAGTTAGCATTGATGAAAGTCTGCACCTCAATTACTTCAGGTTGGTTTAGAGAATGGTGCTGGGAGAACTATGATGCTATATTGCTTTCATATCAACCCAATTTTGCTGAGCAATTTCAGACTGCATTAACAGAAGGAAAGATAAGGGATTTTAAAAGTGAGATATATTAAGAAGACCATTAAGTTTGACATCAAAATTCCGCAGGAACTCTATCGATACCGGTGGAGTAATGTGAAGAAATATTTCAAATTTCATATGCACAGACCTAAGTGCTCTTGTTGTGGTGCTAAGTTAGTCTTTAGAAATCCTGAATACTATACTACCATAAAAGGAACACGGTTGATAGTTTCATATCATTCAGACAAATTTGAGACCCAGTTATGCGCTGTGTGTCTTGTAAAGAAATTCAGTGAAGACCCATACACTGGAAAATTACAAGAATGGGATGTTAGTAACAAATGCGACTGTTGTGGAATTGAAAATCTATCAGTAAGGTTCTACCATACTAAGGAAGATGTGCTTGCTGGAAAACACGACCGACTTCATTTCTGCATTAATTCCTGGAACAGTTCTAATATATGCTCTGACTGTGTTATAATAGCATTAACAGAAGGAATGCAGAAGTCAAGTATTTACTGTCTTGGCCCAAATGGAAACTCGATCCCTCAAAATGAATATGGCTTGCCAGTAGTAGATGGTAAAGTTAAATTCCCATACTACTAAGGAGAAATAAATGTCTAGAATTCCAGCGCCCGAAGAAGCACAACTACAGAAGCAATGGTATGTAAATGCAAAGAAAGTAAAGATTGGTGAGGTTGATGCCTTTATCAAGAACTTGATGGATGATCACGAACTCGATTATGGTTCAGTATGTCACGCTATTACTGCATCTGCTTTAGCAGCAGCATACTCAGCAAACTCTCACGAAGACCAAGGTCATATTACTGGATTTCAAGCAAGTGCAGTGCTATGGGAGTTTATTGCCGCCTGGCAGCAGAATGATAACCCAAAGCGATTGCTAGATTTTGGGAATATGCTATATCCACAATATGCAGAAAGTTTTGAGAAGGTGATTTCACCTCAGGTATGGGCTTGGTTGCAGCAAGAAGCAAGACATCATCTCATTGAGCGAGCAGATGCCAGTCCAGTTATAGTAAGTCATTGGCAATCAATAGTTGCAGGGCAAATCCCGTTCGGTTACAAACTTAAAGAGGAAGACTAACTTGAGTAAATTACTGGTAGAAAAGTATCGTCCCGCAACATTCGATGACTATGTGTTCTGCTCATCTGAACAGCAGAACAAGTTCAAGTCGTATATCACCAATCAGGACATCCCAAATTTATTGTTGTCTGGAACTCCAGGGTCTGGTAAAACTACCGCAGCAAAGGTGTTTATTAACTCACTTGGCATTGATGACAGCGACATCCTGGAAATCAATGCATCTGACGAGAACAATGTAGATACCATTCGTGAAAAGATTATTTCCTTCATCACAACAATGTCAATGAGCAAGTTTAGGATTGTGCATCTAGGAGAATGCTTAGAAGAAAATGAAAAAATTCAAGTTATTGAAGATGGGAAAGTTATTAATAAAAAGTTAAATGAACTCCCCACCAATAAAGATTTTGAATTGTTGTCTTTCTCACAAGAGACAGGATTAATTGAAAATGATATAGGAAGAGTAACTATTAAACGAGAAGCAGAAGTTTATGAAGTTGAACTTGAAGATGGGCGTAAAATATTAGTGACTGATAATCATCCATTTATTTTATCAAATCTGTCGGAACTCACTATTAAAGACGGATTAAAAATTGGAGATGAATTGGCGACTATTTAAGTCTCTTAGCATAAATAATATTACGATATTATATGGAGATTTGAAAAATGGCAAATATATTGTTTGATATTGAAACTGATATTATTTTTAGAAATGCTTTAGCAGAATTAGGAATTTATTCAAAGCAATATTCTAAAGCAATTGGAAATTCTAGAGGATTAATAAATGTTCTCAGGCATAATAAAATATCATCTGAATATTTCTATAATTTTGCTTATAGAAATAGTGCGCCAAAATGTAAACATTGCGAAAAAAGATGTGAGTTTATATCTCTAATAAAAGGTTATCATTTCTCGTGTGGATTAGATGAATGCAATCATAAGGCGTTAATTGAAGCAAATAATGGAATAGCAGATAGGAAACGCACCGATTATGCAAGTCGATTACAGACTAAAAACTCCCAGATTGAATTTATTAAAAATAATTTAGAATGGTACCAAAACAATATGTCTCATTCTATAATTGATATCTATGATGGGTTAAAACCTTCAAATAGAATTTTTGATAAGATTGTGAAAAATTTGTCTTTGATCATTGTTAGGAATTTATTCACTAAAGTTGGTCATTGTTATTTCTGTAACAAACCCACTAAAGTTAATTATTTTAGTAGATATAAAACTGGGGCTCTGATTTTAGATGATCATATTTGCCACACTTGTAAAATTCAAAAAATTGATACTAAATATCTAAATTTGAATTCTAATAAAAATCGTATTAAAACACCAGTAGAATTCAATAATGAATATATTAAACTCATCAAGACCGGACTAAACCATAACAATGCACTATCTCAAGTAAATTTAAGAATTCATTATCCATATAAAGTAGAATTTCTAAAGCATCTCTTTGAAGTACGAAATATTAAAAAGGTTAATAAATTCATAGAATGCATTGCGACAGGTTTCATTGTGCCAATCACCTCTAATACTGACAAATTTGTCAGACATCTGGAATGTTTTAATATTAATGTAGAAGAATATTACCGAAAATATTTACCAGAATATATTTCATATTGTAAAGTATGTGGTAATTTTATCAGTTTATCAAAAGATTTGGTAAATACTCCTCTTAATTACTTTTGTTCGTCAAAGTGTTATGGTCATCAAATTAGAACAACAGATGATTTTAGTTATCAATTCACTGAAGAGTGCCGACGCAAATTGTCCGACAATATGAAAAATAATATTCACTGGAAAAATGACGCCCGCGGTAAATCATCATAATAACATACGAGCAAAATTAAAAAATAATGGGTTAAAGTATAACTTCAGAAGTTATTTAGAAGCAATCTTTTGGATTGCAAACCAATCACTAGAATATGAACCTAAACAGTTCAGAACAAAATATAATATAAATGGAGAAGAACATATTTACATCCCGGATTTCATTGATTTAGAAAATAAAAAGATAATAGAAATTAAACCGATTGGAGACACACTAGATGAAGTTGTAATTGCTAAGCAAGAAGCAATTATTACTGCTCTAAAGGGAACTGAATTTCAATATGAAATCATTACAGAACAGTGGTTTAATAAAAATAGAAACGATTTACTATTGTTGCCAGATGTGATAAAATATAATTTTGGAAAATATGTTAAACGATATGCTAATTACTGGAAAAATTATGAACTTAAAAACAGCAAAAATTAAAAATATAACTAAGATTGGAACTCGGAATGTTATAAATTTAACAGTAAATAAGAACCATACATTTATTACTGAGAATGGAATTATAACTCACAACTGCGATTATCTTTCAATACAGGCGCAAGGCATCTTGCGTATGGCCTTAGAAGAGTACTCAGAGAATGCTCGTTTTATTCTCACCTGCAACTATGAGAACAAAATTATCCCAGCAATCAAGTCGCGTTGTCAGCATTTCCACTTCAAGAACCCTCCAAAGGATGCTATCTTGGAACGCTGTCTCAACATCCTAATCTCTGAAGAAATTGAGTTTGACCCAGAAGATGTAGAGAAGTTGGTGACAGTTGGTTATCCAGATATGCGGAAGATTATCAATCTTCTCCAACAAAACACTCTGGCTGGCAAACTAACCAACATTTCATCTGAAGGCTCCGGAACATCAGATGTCAAACTTGCACTTCTAGAATTGCTCAAAGAGAAAAAGTTGCGTGAAGCACGGCAATTGGTATGCTCTCAGGTTACCACTGACCAGTTCGAAGACATCTATCGGTTCCTTTATCTCAATCTTGACAAAGTATTCCAAGACATCAACCAGTACGAGGCTTCACTAGTCATTCTAGCCAAGTATCTATACCAACACCAAAGTTCAGCAGATGTCGAGTTGAATTTTACCGCCCTAATGATTGAAATCGGGCGTCTGTAAAATGGCTGACTTCAAACTAGACATCTTTCAGGTTCTAGGCAAACTAGATGCCGGAAAGTATGACACCTATGACAAACTTTCTGAAGAAGAGCAGAAGGAGTTTGCTCCACTTATCGTGCAGCGCTGGATGTCTTCTGGCTCTGAGCGGCAAGTTATCTACTTGAACTCAATTACCAACAAGTTGATATTCTCTCTACCTAAGCATAAAGAACTCATTGCTAAACTTCTAGTAGTTTGTTCCGACAAGCAGCGAAAGAGATATTCTTGGATAAAGATGCCATCTAGAAAGCGAACTGAGAAACTGGCTATTGAAGTAGTCTGTAAGTATTACGGATATTCACGAAAAGAAGCCGAAATCCAGTTCCCTTTACTGTCTCCAGATGATATAATAGAACACGCAGAAGAACTTGGTTATCAAGATGCCGAACTAAAATCATTGAAGAAAGAATTGAAAACTAAATGACCGGATATCAGTGCAATTTTTGTATGAAGGATTTCAAATCTGAAACAAGATTTCTAAATCACTTGTGCCCTCAGAAAGCAAAGCACAATATGCTTTCTACAGTTCAGGGTCAAGCAGCATATGGATGGTATTCAGAATGGTTGCGTGCTTACAAGCGCTCAGTACCACCAATCGAGACATTTATGGACTCGAGGTACTTCAAGTCATTCATCGAATTTACTGACTTCATAAAAAGACACCAAATTCCTAATCCATCTTTCTATGTTCAGTTGATGTCTGAGAAAGACATCAGCCCAATGTTATGGATACGAAATGAATGCTTCCATATCTATTTAGACTTTCTAGACAAGAATGCTACCCCGTTAGACAATGTAAATATTAGTATAACTACACTTTATCATATTCAAGATACTAAGGAATTTGGAACACTAGAACAAACTTTGATGAGTATTTCAGTTAATGAACTTATCCATCTCATTAGACTACGGAAAATGTCTCCTTGGCTACTATTGTGTTCTAAAAAGTTTGGTAATTATGTGTCTAATTTAGCAATAGATGATAGAGATGAATTAATGAAAGTCATTATTCCAGAATATTGGGCTGATAAACTACAGAAAAACACAGAAGCAGTAAATGACATCAAAGAGATTGTAGTAGAACTTGGACTATAAAGAAAGCCAAAAATGATTGAAGACTACGATGGTCACGGATTAGGAGCATACGATTTGATGATTGCAAAGTATGGCGACAGAATGTCTGAAGAAGAGATTGAAGAGGCCTTATTTGATGGAGCAACACGATACAATCGAATGATGGGAATGGTTATATTGAACATCAATATGTATCAATCTGGGGTGACACCCACGCTCATTTGCAATATGACTACTGCTGGCCAATATGCTAGTTTTTTAGCAGAAGTAAATAAGATATTAGACAATGTGAAAGGAAGAAAATGATAGTTATAAATGATATTACCCTGTATGCTGAGATAAAGGTACTCCCGAATGTTTTTGAAACTGGTGATCATACAGATGAACTTGACCCAAATTTCCTTCATATCCGAGATAGCATTGACAGCATTAACGACATTATCGAAATCAATGATGTCTATGGCTATTCAAGTTTTGACGAA